AATGACACCAGCACAGGAAATGGAACAGCGTTATAGCAACGTGTTTAAAACAATAGAGGGTCATATTGTGCTAGGTGACATAGCTACTCTCGGTCACGTTTTCGATACCATTCCACCAGAGGATATCGCAAAGGTTGCCGAGCGCAACTTTGCACTTGTCATTCTACAGATGGCAGGTGTATTTAATTCACTCTACCCCCAACTAGGACTTGGGCTAAGTAAGGAGAAATAGCATGGCAGGTTCACCACCGTATTATGACGACATTAGATGGGGAGGCCCGAAAGGGGTACGTATCCCTCAAGAAGCATTCCCAGCAACTATGGCTCTTGTAAAAGAGACCGACATCAATGTAGGGGGAGCTGGTACTACCAATACCATCAACCTTGACCTAACCCAGACTCGCTCTAGCTATTACACGATCACTAACGCAGGTAGTGGAGCAACCACCATAAAGTGGCCTGCTGTGCTCCCTGGGCTTGTGTTCACAGTGTTCAACAACACCGCCCAGTCTAGCGTATGGATGGTCACAGGCAAGACAGGTATCACGGTCGCTACTACCAAGAAGGCTATGCTGGTCATGGATAGCGCGGCTGGTGACATCCTACGTCTCACGGCTGACATTTAACGGGTTGGGGGTGGGCAGGGCCGGAAGGGGCTTTTCTGGTGTGCCAGAGCAGCCTACCCCCTTAGCTTTCAAAGGAGCACAATATGCCAAGTGGTAAAGGTGGTAGCAGCAAGGGTGGAGCTAGGAGCCTTGGAGCAGCTAAGGGTAACACTAGTCCCAGTGGAGCTATCCTAGATGACACAGATGAAGTGTTGCTCCAGCGCAAGCAGCGTTTCAAGGCATGGGCTAAGGGCTTCCGTGAGACGAAGCTCAAGCCTGCTGCTTTTGAGAACCTGTATCCACAGCCTGTTAAGTGGAAAGGCTAACCATGTCTGAAAGATGTGAACTTGATAAGATTCTCAAAGTTGAGCGTGAGATACTCGCTGATGATCGTGAGTTACTCAAACGCTCTAAACCTCAACCAATAACCGCTGCTATAGCAGTGCATTTCACAGGAGTTAAAATGAACAATGCTTTAGTGCTTGATATTGGACAGACCTCACAGGCGTCTATCGTTCCATTGCTCAAGGATGGTATCACACCATCTGGCGGCATTTTGTCGCTTGTCATCTACACGTTCAGCGATCCATCAGCAACCGTGGTTATCAATCCTGATGGTGTCACAGCCTTGGTCACTGGTATAGCAGCTTCGTCTGGGCCGATCTCTGGTTCAGTTAGTTGCACCGTCACCGATACCAATGGTGTAGTTACTCCGTGGACTCAGGAGTTCACTATTCAGACGGATGCCATTGTGCCTCCTACTCAGTTCACGCAGTCTATCGCAGTAGAGTTTACTGCCCCGACTGGTGGTGGTTCGATCTTGGCTCCAGCCCTGATTGCTGGTACGCCAGTTGGTCAACGCTCTAAGTAGTACACTGTTACTACCTTAACTATCAATGGCCCATTGGCCAAAGTGAAAGAAGGATACCATGCCTGAAGCAGTGCTAGACGCAACGCAGACTACTAACGTAGCTGCTCCTACTACCCCTGACACTACATCCTTGGGATGGCGTGCTGGGCTACCCGACGATCTCAAACAGAACACTGACCTTGCTACGTTCAAGACTGTTGGTGACTTTGCCAAGAGTGCTATTGAAACGAAAGCCAAGGTAGGTGATCTGGAAAAGAAGCTGGGTGACTCAATACCTAAACTACCGGATGGTGCGACGGACGAGGATCGTAACACTTACTACGATGCTTTAGGCCGACCAAAACAAGCCAGCGAATATGAATTTGATGGTGAGGACAAGAACGCCCCTGAGTGGACGAACTTCTGGAAGGGACAGTTTCATGGTCTGGGCTTAACTAAAGTTCAGGCTAAGGCACTGAGTACGCAGTTCAATGGGCAGATGCAGAGGATGGTTGAAGCTCACAATGCTGCACTCAAGACCGAGATGACTACTGCTGAACAGAAGCTCAGAACCGAGATGGGCGACAAGTTTGATACCAACGTAGAACTGGCCAAACGAGTATGGCAGAAACATGGAGAAGGGGATTTTGACAAGCTGTTCTCTAGTGAGACAGCTACCAATCGTTACGGTATGATTCGATTCCTTCTCAAGATGTCTGCCTTGACCGGAGAGGATACTTCACCACAGGGTGGGCACTCTACTTCCAAATCCAGTGATGCTGCTGGCTTTGATTATAGCAAGAGTCCTAAGCCCCCAAAGAGGTAGCTTGCTCCACGGGTGTAGTTAGAGGATTAACTCATGGCCGACGTTGTGCAGTTGGGTTACACCACACTGCAAGATGTTATCAACAACTACTCTACGTCAGATGCACGGGCACCATTCGTAATGGCTGCTCGTGTACTTGACCGTATGTGTCCACTCATTAGGTATCTGCCTATGATACCGTCCAACCAAATCTTGTCCAACATTGCCACACGTACTGATTCTATCCCAGTACCTGGTACTCGACGCTTTAACACAGGTGTCCAACCCACTGCTGCCAAGAACACTCCCCTCAGTGATCCGATGGCTTTGTTTGAGGCATACAGTGAAGTGGATAAGGAACTGTGGAAGATTCAGAACGATCCTAACATGTGGCGTCAGGATCAAGACCTTAACCACGTAGAGGGATTCAAGCAGCTAATGGAATCTCTCTTATTCTACGGCAACCTGTCACAAGACCCTGGCTCCTTCAATGGTCTTTCTACCCGCTTCAATAACCTAGAGTCCTACCCGAACGGCGACCTAAGCTGGGTGCCTAACGTGTGGAACAATGGGGCTACCTCTGGTTCCTGTACCAGTGCATGGTTCCTTGAGCTAGGTCAGATGAAGGTCTATGGTATCTACCCACCTAACACCCCTGCTGGCCTCAACATTGAGGACTTGGGTGAGATGACCAAAGAGCAACCAAGTGCAACGGGTGGTGGCCCAATGCTTAACTATATGTACCAAGTGCTTCGTACCCACCTCACTTGGCGCATGGGTATTCAAATCAACGATGAGCGGTGTGCTCAACGTATTGCCAACATTAACTCTGTTGCTTTGAGTAGCAACAACTTCGATGAGAATGTCTTTATCGAAGCCAAGAACCAACTCCCCGGAAGTGGTGAGGCTCCTGGCACGGTGCTCTTGATGAACCGTCAACTTAAAACACAGGTTGACATCCGTGCAGTTAGTCAGAAGCTTAACGCTTACACCATGTTCAGTGCGAACGAAGTTGATGTATTCGGGCGCTCTGTAACCAAGTTCCAAAATATTCCCATTCTGATGTGTGAGAAACTTCTCAACACTGAAACGGTAGTCACCTAAAAGGAGGAACCAATGCCGTATTCTGATGCTCTTGCTTATCTTCACGGTAGCGGCTCCTCACTGGGTCTGCCGACTACCACAACTGCCAATGCCTTGACTGGCGTAAGTCAGTCTGGAACAACCTTAACCTACACGGTATCTACTGGGGAGGTGATCGTTGGTCAGGTAATTATTCTTGCTGGTGGAGCACCAACCGTATCCTCAAGTGTTACGGTTACTGCGATCCTTACTGGTAATGGTCTAACGGGTACTGCTACAGTGAGTCCCTCGCAGACTGTAACCACAACCACTGGCACTGCCTATCCTCCTACCATTGGCGACACTCTCTGTACGGCTGCCAGTCAATACAGTAACCTTGAACTGGACTTTGGTGCTCCTAATCCTGGGACTGCTTATCCTTGGGTTCCGGCATTCCCATCACTCACTGAGAAGGGTTATACCTTCCCTCCTGAGATTCCTGGAAATGGTGGTACGGAGTTTGGAGTCCATATCTTGGTCATGGCTCCATTCAATACCCTCACCTCACTTAACTTTGAGGTACTCACGTCAGCGTCTGCTAGTGCCCTGTACAGTGTAGCAACCAACATCATTGCTACTCGTTCACTCACTCTAGCCCAGTTACAGATACTGGGTGCACACTACTTCATCCCTGTCCCACAATCGACAGTGCTGGAGTTCTTGCGCTGGTATGCTGTCTTGGCTGGTAGTCCCACAACTGATGGCACCATCGTGTCCTATTGGGGGCCACGCACTGGTGGTGAACAGTAACACTAACCTGGGGGTGTGGCATGGGTCATGCCCCCAATACTAAGCTAGGAGTAAGCTAATGCCGATTACCGATGTAGCTCTCTTTGTACATGGAGCAGGAGCCAATGCTTCTAGCCCAGCTACCGATGTTGCTAACGCTTTCACTGCTGGTACACAATAACAACTAACCAAGGGGGCTAGCCCTCCTTCTGGGAGATAACATGTCAGATCAACATATCATCGTAGCAAAGTGTACAGCTCATGCTTTCGAGAGCAGGAATGCTGTGCAATACTTCCCTGGGCTTGAATACCAGATTGATTTAGCTGACAAGTATCAACGTAAGCTCGTATGGCTCAAGACCCAGACAGGCAAGTGGATATTCCAGTTTGACAGGGCTGACTCCTCTAGTACAGCCCATCGTATATTCTTTTGTAAGGAATGTGGACAGCCCTTTGACCGCTTGAGCGAGATTGGTACACACACACGTAGCCTACATAACAAGACTAAAGCTACTGTGGATAATGCCCAAGCAGCTAATGCTGATGAGGAAGAGGAGCGGCTGTTAGCAGAGCGCAGAGCTGCTGAGGAAGCTGAGGAAGTAGTTGAGGCTGTAAAATGAATTATAGTGCTGCCAGTATCGCAAACTTGGCTCTTGGTAAGATAGGTGCTCGTGGTCAGATTACTGATCTGAATGAAAACAGCCCCAATGCTATTAAGGTTCTAGATGTCTGGGATGCTATATTCCAAGAGGTACTATCTGAACGTGATTGGAAGTTTGCTAAGACTCGGCAGCAGCTTGTACTAAGCTCAGTTACTCCACTCTACACCTATAAGTTTGCTTGGGCACTACCAGCAGACTTCTTACGCTTCGTGCGCCCTACTAAGCGTCAAGCCAACCGTAACTATGCTTGGATGTATGGGCCGGAAGGTATGGGTTGGTACAACCGTCAAGACCCTCCATTCTGGCCTAATGATTATGACTACAAGATTGAGACACTAACTGCTGGGTGGTTGGTAGTTCCACCAGCACCACCAGTACCTTATCCACCACCATTCCCGTCTGGGAAGTATGCCCTAACCAACTATGGAGGATGGCAAGCTCCTGTAGCAATAACTTACATTCAACTCATCACTGACTACACACAACTCATGCCTGGGTTTGTAACCTGCCTAGCATATCGCCTAGCTGCTGAGGTCAGTGTTGCTATCACTGAGGATAAGCAGAAAGGTCAGAGTATGCTTGAGTTATATCGTGATAGCCTTAACAGTGCTGAAGCTCAGAATGAGTGTATGGACTATCAGCAGGACGAGGCAGGCTCAGAGAGTTGGGAACGTGCTGGTAGATGGGTAAGTGGTTGGGGAGGTCGCAGGTGGTAAATGCCTAAAGCTTATCCATACATCAACACATTCAACGCTGGTGAAGTCAGCGAGCTGATCTTCAATCGTGAGGACATTAGCAAGTATAAGTCTGCTTGCCGTACCCTAGAGAACTCTGTACCCTTGGTAGAGGGTGGCACAAAGAAGATGCCTGGAACATACTACGCTGCTGGTGGTGCTACACCAAACCCATGCAGAGTGGTTCCATTTCAGTTCTCTACTACACAGGGAGCGATTCTTTGGATCATTAACAACGCATTCTATGGTGGAACAGCTATTGCTGTATTTGTGCCAGCTACCCCCGGCTCATGGACTCTAGTAAATGTAGCAACCATTACAGGATTACCATACCTACAAAATGAACTGTTTGAGCTTGATTGCTCAACCCAGAGTGCTGACGTTCTGTGGATATTCCACCCTAACCATCCACCAGCTTGTGTAGAGCAGCTAAGTCCTACTAGCTGGGTTTATACTTTATCTCCTCCAGGTGGACAGTATAATGAACCTCCATATCGTGGCACCTCTGATATTATAGGCGTTGGCTTCTCTGGTATAGGAACATCCATAGCTGACATTACGCAAGCTAATCCATGTGCAGTCTCACTAGCAGAGGCTATTGGTGTTACTGAAGGAGAACGTATCTACATCAATGGCTGCTCTGGTATGGTAGAACTCAATGAGGGTGAGTTCTTTATTGCCAGCTCTGGGGGATATACCGACGTAATAAACTTGACACCCGCTGATGGTGGTGCAGTAGTTACTGGCGCTATCTCAGGAACAACCCTAACAGTTACACTAATACATGGTGGTGCGATCAGTGTTGGTATGCTATTAGCAGGAACAGGAGTTACATCAGGTACTACAGTAACAGCATTCTTAGGTGGTGTTGGTGGCCTCGGCACTTATACAGTATCCCCCACTCAGTCTGTTGGTAGCACACTAATAACAACTCCCTTAGTTGATTCTACTAAATGGCTAACATATACTGGGGGTGGATTTATAGTTCCGGTAGTTGCACTATTTAACACTACTGGTAACTATCCAGCTTGTGGAACATTCTATCAACAGCGTTTGTGGTTAGCTGGTACTGACGATAACCCTACCACTCTATGGGGTAGCGTACAGGGTGACTACCCAGACTTTATTTGTGATTCTACTCAAGATGACTATGCTGTACAATTCACCCTGGTGTCTACACTGTTAGATCAGATACTTAACCTGATTGGTTCACCTAACGCTCTTATAGTTGGTACGGCAGGTGGTATATGGGCTATCTCAAGTCCTGGTGGAACGTCAATAAGTCAGGTTAGTGTTAATGCTGCTAAGCAAAGTACACTAGGAGTAGCCCGACTCCAGCCACAGTTAGTCGGTGACTCTGCAATCTTTGTCTCTCGCTCGGCTAAGACAGTAACATTCCTGACTTATAACTTTGTCAGCAACCAGTGGGACAACACAGACCTAACTAGACTCAACAGACAGATCACCATTGGTACAGATGCGGCTAGTTCTGGTATTATTCAGACAGCATTCCAATCAGAACCCTATCCGATATTCTGGGCTGTTAGAGCAGATGGTCAACTACTTGGTCTGGTGTTCAACAAGCAGGATCAAGTGTACGCATGGTTCCGTGTAAACATGCTATCAGAGGGTGGCAAGGTTGAATCTGTAGCAGTAATAACTGGACAGAACCAAGAGGACATGGTAGTCATCAGCGTTCAGCGGACTATCAATGGTGCTGTCGGGCGCTATCTTGAATACTTCATGCCACAGGAATTGTTTGGTCAGCTATCCAATGCCTTCTTTGTTCATTGTGGCTTACAGCTTAATCTAGGCCCAGCAGTTGCTATCACAGCTATAAGTAATACTAACCCACCCACTGTTACTGCTCCTGGGCAGACCTTTGTTAATGGAACATTTGTGCAGATAGCTAATGTCTTGGGGATGGTTGAGATTAACCAAGACAAGACTGAGGCATACACAGTTATCAATACAGACTACGTTGCTGGTACGTTTCAACTACAGGGCATGGACACTACTGCCTTTGGAGTTTACACTAGTGGTGGTACAGCACTCCCCGTGACCAACGTAGTTACAGGTATGTACTACCTTCTAGGCCAAACGGTAATTGCTGTAGGTGATGGAGCTAAGATACTACCCCCAACTATCGTTACATCTGACTCCCTGACATTTCCTTACTATTGTAATCAGATTACAGTAGGGTTGCCATACAGCACAACCATACAACCTGTGAACCCTGTACTCAGTTCAGCAGGTAACACTACACGAGGTATGAAGCAGAAGCTGAACAGAGCCACGTTGTCTTTATATCAATCAATGGGGGGTCAGTTCGGTACAGACCTTAACCACATGTATCCTATTGTGTATGGGCCTGGGACAATGGGACAGCAACCAGCAATGTCTACCTTTGAAATAACCCGTGATCTTGACGCTGACTGGGATGATGAATCAACCTTTTACATTGTCCAAGATGAGCCATTTCCATTTACCTTACGCGGGTTAGTAATGCGTATGTCATATAATCAGGACTAAGATAATATGAGTGATCCGGCTACTCAATCTGGTGCGTTCTCGGGACTGGGGATTATAAGCTCCTTAGTCTCTGGTATGGGTGAAGCTGATGCTGGTAAGCAACAGCAAGCAGGCTATGACTACAATGCTCAAGTTGATCTTAACAACATGTCTAATGACATGGTTGCTAATGAGCAGAAGTATTCAGCCTTGGTTGGTAAGCAGGCTACAGCTTATGCTGCATCAGGTGTTGACATTACTAGAGGCTCTCCACTACTTATGATGGCAGCTACAGCAGGACGTGGTGGGAGACAGGCAGAGGAGATATATCAGTCTGGTACAGAAGCCTCGACACTTGAGGAATACTACGGTAAGGTTGCTGCATGGAAAGGTCAGGTGGCTGGGATTGGTACGTTCCTTAGTGGCATGAGTAAGAGTGTTCAAGGATACCTCAGTGCAACTGGATACACTGGTGGTGGTAGTAGTGGTATTGATAGTACGTTTAATGCGTCCTCTGGTATGGGCGGGATGGGAACGGTGTTTGCTCCATAATGGCACAGATACCTTCATTACCGATTGATGAACCAGTAGCAGAGCCAAAGGCTAGTCCTGGTCAGTTTGGTTCTGTGGGGGAGACCATTGCAGGTCTGGGCCAAGAGACTGAACAGATGGCCCAGGCTAATATGGCATTTGAAGGGCACCTGATCTATGCTCAACGTCAGCTAAAGGCTGCTCAAGCAGAGATTGCCTTAGATAAAGTAAAGAGCCAAGTACATGCTGATCTTAACAAAGCAAGGACTCCAGAAGAGGCTCAAGCAATTTTAGATCATGGTAGGGGAGAGTTGCAGAATGCCATAGCTCCTTATGAGCATGACCGTGAGTTATCAAAGGAACTTTCTATCCATCTTCAGCGTGAGGATGTTGAGCTTCAGAACACTGTAAATGCTAGGAAGGCAGTTATCATAAGGGATAGTGGTACGGCTGCACTAGAGATATTAGGTAAGAAGCATGTACAAGCTGCTATCAATACCATAGCAGCCGGGGGTAACTCATCAACAGAGAATAAACAGTTTGACTTGCAGCTTCAGGGATTTGTTCAAAGTGGTATCCTATACCCACAAGAGGCTGAAGCTCTCAAGATGCAGTTGAGCAAGGATATTCAGAAGGGTTCAATCCTTACCAAAATCAACAGTCCATCACAGGGTGTTAGAGATGATGTTATAAAACAGCTAAGTAGCGGTGGTGGTAACTTGGAACACTCCGAACTTAGTAGTGGGGAGCTGAGTCAACTATATACTCATGCTGTTGATACTAACCATTCCCTTACTGAGAAGGAGGAAGCTGGGAGTCTTAATGGTGCACTCAATGTCAAGGCTGAGGCATTCAGCTCTCCAGAGTTTAAGCACCCAGATAACACCCCAGACTATGAAGCTCGTGAGAAAGCATTACAGGATGGTGACTGGCTAAAGTCGCATGGTATCGTTACTCCTAATGGTAAGCCTAACTATGTGATGGCTGAGAAGCTACAAGAGGATGATGCAAGGCAGTGGCAGATGCATCAGAAGGTGCAGCGGGATAAGGATGAGGATGTGCTAGAGAAATACTCACCTATGATATATGATCCAAAGCATCCTCTTACCATTGCTCAGATTGAAGCGTTGCCACAGACTGATAAGGCTAGCTCCAAAGCTGTCAATCAGTTAAAGACAGCTCTGTTTCAAGAGCAACGTCAAGCTCGTGTAATGCGTAATGAGGAGCGTAGTCTTGGTTTGGCTGAACGTCAACAGAGAATGCGGGAGCTTGAGGATAAGAGTATTGCAACGTCATTAAGGTTGTCTGATCGCATGGCTAAGGGTGACGTGA